CGAGTACGGATTTGAGCTGGCTGAAAAATCAACGAACATGCCACTGTTAATGCAGGGCAACCAAGGTGCGGCCACCGATACTGTTGGAGGTATGACGATACTGGACAAAAACGCATCGTCAGTTCTAAAGCGCATTGCCAAAATTTGTGATGATGATCTAACTGAGCCTCACATTCAGCGGTATTATGAGTGGCTATTGATCTACGGCAAAGATGATTCATGCAAAGGCGATTTCTCAATTGTGTCGCTGGGTAGTACGGCATTTCTGCAAAGAGACGCCGAAAATCAGGCCATCATGCAGCTATTGCCATTGTCTGGTAATGCAGCGTTCAATCTCGATCCCGACAAACTCATGGTAGAGGTTCTGAAAATGAGCCGCATCAGCCCTGATAGAGTCAGGTATTCCGACCAGCAGATTAAAGCCATTCAACAAGCCAACGCAAGCAATCCGCCTAAAGACCCGAAAGTTCAGGCGGCGATTGAGGTTGAAAAAATCCGGCAGCAGAGCGACATGCAGAAAGAGCAGGTCAGACAGCAGATCGATACCCAAGAAATGCAAGCCAGCGCACAAGCAACTCGGGCGGATATTGCCGCTCGAATCCATCTTGCGCAGCTTGAGCATGACGGCAAAAAAGAGCTACTACAAATGCAGCTCAATCTAGAGATGATGAAATTATCTCAGCAGCAGGGCATTAGTTTAGACCAAGTCAAGAGCCAACTCGCGCAGACCACCATGAAATTAAATGTGCAGAAAGAACTGTCCGCGCAGGCGTTAATCGCCGATAGTCACGGAAAAGGGCTGGATCACGCCCATGAATTGCACAAACAGGTTTTGACGCCGCCAGACGAGCCAATTGGTCGCGCTCATGACGGGCAGGCGTATGCAGAATAAATAATTAAACGCTGTTCAATAAATGTGTTATATAATTTTATTGCAATTAATCAACGCTAAATCAGATGCAACTGACCAGACAAGACAGAGACTCTCAGTTATGGATAAAACTTTCAACTCATATTAATGGGCTGATAGAGCATGACAGGCGGGAGCTGGAAAAGACGATCAGAACCGAAGATGACTCGAACGTCATCAGAGGTCGCATTCAACGAGCTAGATCAATACTAAAATTGGCCTCGGAAGAGACTAAACAATCAGATAACTAATAGGCTATATCATGACCGATATTTTTGACTCAACCGACAATTTTGAAGACGTGCCAGAAGACACCAAACCGACACCTGAGCAGCTGGAGCAGGAGCAGTTTGATTCCGGTTTATCTACGACAAGAGAGGAGATTCAGGCGGAAATACCGGCGGCACAATTCCAGCTCAGCGAAAAAGACTGGAATGATATAGCCGAAAAAGCCAGTAAATTTACTGAGGCCGAAAAACGACTTCAACAAATTGCCGATAAAAATTCCGGCTCAATTGGCACGATCTTGCAGCAGATAGAAGAGTTAAAACAATCTAGGGCCGGAGAGCCGACTCAGATTAGCAAAGACTCATTCGCAGGTGTACGGGATTTGTTTAACGACTGGTCTGCTGATGAAGAGTTTTCAGATAAGTTATCGGAGAAACTGGCGGAAGAGATTTCAAAAATTAACTTTGGCGGGAATGGTCATCCGCCAAAAGATTATGACGACAGAATTTCTAAACTTGAGCAAAGTTTTGAGCTAAAAATATTAACGCTTAGGCATCCAGACTGGAAATCGGTAGTCGAAAAACCTGAATTCGCAGTGTGGCAATTGACTCTACCGGATGAGGGTAAGGCCGAAATAGCAGCGTTAGCAAGTGAAAAATGGGATGGCCTTCAAGCGGCTAAGGCGATTGACGGATTTAATTCGTGGGAAAACAGAAAGGCGGAGGCCGACAAAAAGAAGCAAGCCAGATTGGAAAATGCAGTACCGATTAAAACGGGCGGCTCTACGCAGCGAACTTCCGTGATTAGCGAAGAGAATGCATTTAACGCCGGAATGGCTTCGGTTCAAAAACAAAGAAAGATTTAAAGAATTTCACGGCACAGATATTTGAAGTCTGTGTCTTTACGTTTTGATGGTTGGTGCGCTGACCGTCTTGGTATACGTTTAAAGGATAAAAATTATGTCTATGCAATTTTTCGATACAAGCCCCGCTAGGATTGGCAAACTGGCTGGCGAAATGATTGGTCATGCCATGTGGACTGAGGTGCTAACCCCGGCCATTGACCAAAAAGAAATGCCTAAAAACAAATCCGATACGGTAATTTTTCGGTCATGGGTTCCGTATGGTGGCACTGTCTCAAATCCAAATACGTTTTTTGCTGGCAATAACAGCCAAGGCGTGCAATTAAGCGGGGATAATTTTTCCGCTTCCCATATTACCCAGGAAGGCGTTACTCCCGCTGCCGATACTATCGTTCCTCGCGATGTAACGATGATCCTCAATCAGTATATGGCGCTCTATTCGTTAACTGATAAAGATTTCGATCTGTACGAAGATGATGTGCCGGAAGCCATGAAAGAGCAGGTCGGCGAACGTATGGGTCTTGTTCGTGAAATGGCGATTTACGGTCAGATGAAAAACTGCACCAACCGTTTCTATGCCGGACTAGCTGGCGCTGCTGTCGCCACATCTCGCGCACTGGTCAATCTGCCAGTACAGGAGAGATGGGTATCTAAGGTTGCCCGTAGTTTGCTGGCTAATCACGCCAAGCAGATTACTAAGATCCTATCCCCATCTCAAAACTTTGGCACAACCCCTGTTGAGGCGGCCTATGTATGTTACGTTCATACTGATGCCGAGTACGACATTAGACGGCTGCCTGGTTTTAGAGAGGTGGCTGCCTACGGCACCAGAACACCTATCTCAGATTATGAACTGGGCACATGGCAGCGGATTCGGTTTATCGTATCGCCAGAGTTGCAGCCAATCGTTGGCGGGGGTGGATATTTAGGCACAACCGGCTTACAGTCACAGAACGGTTCCAATATCGACATCTATCCATTTATTTTCCTAAGTAAGTCCGCATTTGCTCAGGTCAAATTGCGTGGGGCGCAGGCGATTGATCCTATATGGTTACCACCCGGCCAAAAAGACAAAAACGACCCCGGCGGTCAAAGGGGTTACATCGGAGCCAAATTCTGGCATACATGCGGTGTGCTGAATCAGGGTTGGATCGCAGTTCTTGAGGCTGGCGTAACCGGTCTTTAATGCCTAATGCCAAGGATGGCGCTTTAAGGGGAAAATAATGCCAACTTTACAATCTGCTTTAACACCGCAGCAATCTTTCAACTACATCACGAATAAGTTATCGAATCGTCGCGATGGACAGGAACTCGCCAAGCTATTTCAAGCGCTGTATACGGACTTGTCTGTGTTACAGGCTAACCATAATATCCTGCTGGCGCACCTGGACACGATAGCAACTTCGGCTGGATATGGTTCCATTACGGGTACGCTAATGACGACCACAAATAGAGCAACTTATGGTTCCGATGCCCCCATAACCACATCCGGCGGAACAATTACGTCAATTCCAGTTATCGGAACAAACCTGTTTACATTTTAAGGAGTCATTAACATGGCGCAAGTAAATAATTACGGGGCAAATTTAAACTTCCCCAACACAACATTAACAGCTACAGCGAGTGCCGTAACTGCAACTTTCACTGCAATCGCAACCGGAAGCGTAATTGCCGCTTCAAATAACGGCATTACACTTACGCTATCTGCTGGAGCAAAAACCCCGGTATATTTCAATAATCAAGGGATTGCATTATCAAATTCTGGTCAGGCCGCGCCCACATTAATATCCGGATCATACCCCGCCCTCGTTAACGCAACATCGACTACGGTCAATTACGGCCAAGGCGCTATTGTTGTCCTAGGTCTGGCTAATCTTGCCACGGTTAATGGGGTGGCCAATACACTGGTAGGCTGGAATCAAAGCGGAACACCGTCTATCGTAGCGATTGTTGGACAGGTATATAACCTTGATGTTAATGGTAATCTGCTTGGTGCCGAGAATAATGTTGGTCAAAACGGTGGCCCTGGCGTTATCGCATTCCCTGATGTTCCAGATTTAATCACTCCGGTCGGCTACTTTACCGTAAAAAATCCGGTAGCCTCAAGCACGGCGACATTTACATTTGGAACAACTAACTGGAATGCGACAAGCATTGTTACCACCGCATACCAAGTTGCCACCTACCCGCTGCGCCCATTAATCGGCTTCTAATCAACATATCCACCTGATTTAATTTATTAGGTGGATTTCATTTAAAGGAAATAACATGGCAAAGCCAACTCATACTGAAGATTTAGACGGCCCAGGCGAATCAAGTATTTTGCTTCCGGCTACAGGTTCTGTTTATGCTAACGAAAGCATTTTCGTAGACGAAGAAATTGAAACCATTAACGCAGACGAATTAAAGCGAAACCTTGACATGATAAGATTCATGGAAGAAAGGGTTGATGTTATGGTGGCAGAAAGCGCCGACCCTAATGCAGAGCAATACATCCAGACCTATGTTAACGGCGTTCCTCAATTATTTGAGCGCGGCGTAGTGCAAAGCGTTAAGCGCATGTTCGTCGAAGCATTGGCAAGAGCAATGCCGGTATTTATTCAAACGGTCGAATACATCGATCCAAACGGCGGCAAGGCGACGAAGATCAATAAGACGCCTACGCACAAATATCCATTCAGCGTCATAAATGACCCGTCCGGAAAAGTGGGTTACGAATGGCTTAAAAGCGTTTACGCAGGATCGTAATGTCGTATAACTTTATTCAGCTATGCCAATTGTTACGACAAGAGGCTGGTATAGCAGGAACTGGCCCATCTACAACGGAGGGTCAGTCTGGAGAGCTGGGAAGGTTAGTTCAATGGATAATTGAAGCATATGAGGATATTCAGCTAAAGAATCTGGAGTGGCGTTTTTTGCGGAAGAACTTTGTTTTGCCTTTGTTGGCTGGGCAAAATACCTACCCAAGAGCTTCTTCTGGACTTGTTCTTTCTGGAGGCGCTGTAAGGAACTTTAGGCGCAATAGCTTGAGGATTTACACGGATACGGTGTCTTTCACAGATGAACTTTGGCTGCCTAATCGAGACTGGGATTTATTCAGAGACAACAGATTGCGCGGTGCAAGTTCGACGCAAACAGGAAGGCCGATTGAGTTTACACTAGACCCAAGCAAGGACATTTATGTATGGCCCATACCCAATTACAATATTGTGCCATTTACAAGCGGACATGGTACACAGCCAGTAATAGGCGATACCATTATTAACGGCGCTAACTCGGCTCAAGTTGTTGGTATATCTATAACTGGCGGTACATTTGCAGGTGGAAACGCTAACGGCACGATGACGGTAATCGCCATTAACGGAGGATTTGTATCTGGATCGACACTTACCGATACCAATAGCGGTGCAACAATGACATGCGGCACTACATCGGTTAATTATTTCGTGAGAGGAGAGTATTATCAGGTTCCTGATGTATTTACTGGTGATACGAGTCTGC